CCGTATGTTTCATCAACTTAGGGGCGCCTCTTTTTTGTTTCATCCAATGAAACCCTTTTGGTGCTTTTACTTTCATAAATAAGAGTATAAATTAAAAAGAGAAAACGCTCAAAGGTTTCTCTTTTCCTTTGACTTTTATTTTGTCAACAAATTTTAACTCAAAAGCACAAAACCGAGCCGTGTCTTCTCCTACCAATAAATTAACTCCCAGGTCCTTGGTCCCTGATTCAAGTCTCGCTGCCACATTAACCGCATCGCCTATCGCAGTGTAGTCAAACCGTGTTTCCGATCCCATGTTTCCTATCACAGCTTTGCCTGAATTAATTCCTATGCCTATCTCTACAGAAGGTAAACCTTCTTCTTTAAGCTCTACGTTTAATTCTTTCATGTTGTCCATGATTAGCTTTGCACAAACCAATGCTTTTGTTTCGTGTGCAGGTTGGTCTAAAGGCGCGTTCCAAAACGCCATCATTGCATCACCGATGTATTTATCAACAGTGCCTTCAGCTCTTTGCACCGCTTTTTGTTGTGCCGTTAAAGCTTTGTTCATAATGTAAGTCACTTGTTCGGGTGGCAGTGTTTCTGACATAGCTGTGAACCCTCTTACGTCTGTAAACAAGAATGTTGCATATCTTGTCTCCCCTCCAAGGACCAAGAGCTCTGGGTTATCTTGCAGTCTTTTTACTTGTCTGGGGTCTAAATAATGCTCAAACTGTTTTTTAATTTCTTGTCTAAGTTTGTATTGTTCTCTGAAGTTTAGATAAAAGCCAACGGACCCCGCTATAAAGCCAGAGATCAAAGGCCAAGTGACATCGATTAATAAATTGTTTTGTATTAAATAATATCCGCTTCCAGCAACAACTCCATTTAGTAAAAAGAAAAACAACAGCCCAGAGCTTACACCAAACGTAACCACAAAAATCCATGCCAAAGAAACCACCACTAGATAAACACCTAACTCAGCCAATAAAGCGTAATCAGGGATTATCGGACTGTCTTGTATCAATATAGATTCAGACAACGCCGCTTGTATTTTATGAGGCTCCATTAAACCAACAGGAGTGGCAATTTGTGGCATGACACCTTTTGCGGTGACGCCTACGAAAATAAAGCGGTCTTGAATTAAGTCTGTGTTTTTGATGTCAGCAAGAGAAAACTCAGGAGTTTTCACCCAACTAATCCATTTTCTTCCCAAGGTGTCGGTCTTAACTGGAGGCAGTCCCTTGACTCTAATCTCTTGTATACCTGCTTCTGAAGTTTTTATTAGGTAAGTGTCTGATCCAGTTAAAACCTTCAGAACCTCTGTGCCGTAGGCAGAAACCCAACCGTCAGGGGTTCTTAGTAATAATGGCATTCTTCTTACCAATTGGTCAACTTCTGTTGGTGCGACTGCTATGCCTTGATACGCAGCCTCTCTTAACAAAGGTGTGTTTTGTACAACGCCCTTTGCTTTAAACCCTCCACGGTCTTCGCCTAATATAACCGTGCCTGTGGTAAGTGGGTACTCACCGTTGTCGTTTTCAAAAGAAGCTAAAACACTGGGAGCAGAGGCAAGACTTTCTGCAAATGCCAAATCGCCACCAAAACGATCTGGTTGAGGAAAGGCAATAACCCAACCAACACCCAGTGCACCTTTATTAATAAGCTCATTTTGTATTTCTGCTAAACGTTTTCTTGGAAACGGATACCCGCCTTCCTGTTCTACATCTTCCTCTGTAATGTTTAATATTGAAAAATAGTTTGATGGTTGTTTTTCTGCAACAAATGCGTCAAATGTTTTCAACTTTATTGTTTCATAAAAAGTTGGGTTGTACACCAACGGGAAGCCCAAAACGAGCAACAAAACCATGAATACTTTTGTTTTAATCACTTTGGTCAATGGTCAATGTTTTATTGCAGTTACTGCTACAGTTATAGTTTACTGTGATTGATTTGTTGGTTGCACCTGATTGACTTGCGGTCACATCGTAATCATCGGTGTAGAAGTTCAGCTTCATATAATGATCTCCACTGCCAGTCTGTGTTATTGTCGCATCATTGTTGTCGGCTGACCCGCTTGCATATATCTTGGCATAGTGTTCACCGCTCCCTGATTGCGTAATTGAGAAGTTTGAGTTATCGCCAAATGCCCTGATCTCTCCTTCTTTATCATCCCCTGTTTGTTCTATGGAAAAGACATTGTTATCGCCCTGCATATAAATTTCAGCATCGTTGTTGTTTCCGTTCTGAACAATGTCCATGTCATTCCCATCATCATCGGCATCGATATAACCAAAATTGTCATTACCGTCTTGCTCAATCTTGTATTCATTACCAGTGTGATTTGCAACCTGACTGTACGCTCTTGCTGTGTTTGAGGTTCCGTTTTGATCTATATCTATCTCTGCATTGCTACAGTTGTGTGTGGTGTAGTTTCCTTGAGACAGACCGCACCAAACTCTTGCTGTGTTGCTGTTGCCTACTTGGTCAATGTGTATAAGCGACGAATTGCCTTTGGTTCTTACCTCAACACTATTGTCACCCGCATAAACACAGAATGAAAAACTAATCAGACTGATTAATAATAATCTCATTTTCACCGCCCCCGTTTGTTTTTATGCTGATTTGTTTACCAGCAGAAAGTATTTCAATATTATAACCTCCAGTTTTGTCAAGCTCTAGGTCAATTGTGTTTTCCACTTGTCGAACCAAAGATAAAATTTCTCCTTCAACAAAAGTGTAGACTTGCGCATCAGCGTCAAAGTTTGGGACTATGCCTTCTAATCTTACACCATCTAATTCTCCTACTTGCTCCTCTTCTTTACCTAAGTCTTCTATGATTTCTAACAAGTCTTGTAGAAAATCTACAGCTAACAAATCAATATCCAGCCTTGTAATTTCTTCTTGTAAATCATCTTCAGACAAACCACTGTCATCATCTAAGTCGTTTTCTTCTAGCAGGTCTGTGTCCAATACATTACTGGAGGTACCGCTTTGTTCGTCAACAGCCTCTTGCACCTCGTCAGGAGGATTTACAATTAAAAGATTGTCTATAAAGTTTAAAGAAAGGTTAGCCAGAGTTACTGGTTGTGTAGGAGGTCTTTCTGCAACACTGACCATCGTGGCTTGAAAAGGTTGGTTTAAGACTTCGGTTCCAGCTACAGTTTCCACACTTATAGAACCCGATGTTGAGCCGTCTGGATTGGGCAAAAGAATAATTAAGGATCTACCTAATTCGTCTACAGTTGTTGTGAAGTCAGTGCCTCGAATAAATATGGAGGCGGAAGGAGTCTTAATAGAAATGTTTTCTTTGTCTATCTTCCCCAACGCACCTGTAATAAAGCGGGCAGTTCCGCTCGCCATTTTGAGTGCCATTTTGCTCTTAGATGGATCAGGATCGAATACATACTCATCAATAATGATTTTAGAGTGCTCAGTAAGACGTATGACAGAAGAATCAAGAAACGTAATGCCAAGCCTACCGTTACCAGTGCGCACATCATCGTAACTAAGAATATCCAAGGAAGTTCTAGCTGAAAGTCGGTCTTCTTGGTTTGCTCGTAAAACCTCTCCAATACCTCTAAGTTCAGATATTTCACCTACTTCAGAGTAAGCGTTAGATACTAAAAAATATAGTATTAACAGCCACTTGTGCACTGATCGATGTCTATTGTTGCATTGCTTGTGGTTGATGTAAGAACCACCACACCCGATACTGAGCCAGTGCTGTTGGTTTGATCGATGTCAATATCGTTTGTGCTTCCTGTTATATCTGCTGTGATTGAGTGGTCAGAGTTTCCTGTTTGAGTCGTATCTATATCGTTTTCGTCGCCATCAATATCCCAATTGTTTATACAGCCAACAACTTCACAAGTTGCATTTACGTTATTTGAGTTTCCTGCAATCACAATATCTTGATCACCCGCTGTGGCTGTTGCATCTGCCCCTTGCGTAAAAGTAACTTCGTTAGAATCTCCTGTTGCTGCTAAATCAAAGTCCGTGTTGGCAACATCTCCTGTCGCACCAAAAGCAAGTGTTGTTGTATTACTATCACCTGTCATATTCGCTGTGAACGAAGTGCTGTTACCTTGAGCCACTGATGCGGCCATTGTGTTACTGTCTCCCACCTGATCTATATCTACAGTCATAGACGTACCTGTAAACGTAGCTCTTGTTTGCGATGTACCCACTTTGTTGGTGTCTCCAATCTGGTCGATGTTCATGGTTAGTCCTGTTCCAGACTGAGTAATATAGATGTCATTGTTCCCTGCGTTTACAGAAAACACAGCAAGCAATAAAACTAAACTAATTAACTTCTTCATAATTGAAATCCCACATTTCTTGTTCTAGACCTTTTTGTATCAGAGTATAGACTGCCTCTTCTATGGCTACTCTGGTTGCGTATCCCATTGCTTCGTTTTCTGTGTAGCCTGTTTCAACTTCTACAAGTTCGGTCCCCATTTCTATGAAGCGAAACACATCACGGCTGACACCTGCGCTTAATACGGTTTTGCTTACCATACAATTTAACACAACTTCCCCTGTTTGAACAAGAACAGCTCGCAAAGACACAGTAATTTCATCTTTTCTCCACTGGTTTTTTGAGCCAATTCCTAAATATCTTGCGCCGTTTCCACCTGTTCCTATGTTTGTGTCGTATTCAACAATCGCGCCTTCAATAATAAGACCAGCAAACAATAATGGTTTTAACGTGTTTCCACCTTCACCATCATAACTTTGCCTAGTAGATTTTATTAGCTGGCGTTCACGAGTCAGTGCGTCCAAGTTACTTCGTTCTACCACTACAAACCAGTTTCCTTTACCTGCACTTCTCAAAGAATCAATTAAATAATGGTCTGCTCCCTGAGTGACAGCGGTGCTAAACAAAGCCATCTTTTGTGAGCTTTTACGTTGACCAGTTAAGTCTTGAAACTTATAAACAGCAACAACTGCTTTTTGGTTTGGTGCTGGAAGGTTTACCAATTTTTCATGTGACGGACGTACAATCTTTGCTTCTTCAACGCATTCTAAAAAGTTAGCGCACCCTGTATGCCCTACAGGAGCGAAACTTGCACAGCTAGAAAGCAAAGGCAATAAAAGAACTAAATACCACACTCGCCTGAACATACGCCAAATATCCCCACTGGAATAATAATCTCAGTTATTGTTCCGTTTTCATCAATAACAGTGAGAGTTATATTAATTCCATCATTAACAAACCTAATGGTGCTGCCTTCTAATTCAAACTCTCCGCCTGTGCCTCCTTTTTCAGAATCAAACAAAGACTCAGCAATGTCTCTTGATAGTTGTGAGTAGATTCTTGATTCTAGGTTTCTCAAGAATTTTGCAAGCGTTGTGTTCTCAGCTTCACGTTCCGCTTCTTTTAAAGCATCTTCAATGTCTTGAGCAATTTCATCTCTTCTGGTTTTTTCTTGCTCGTCAATGGTTAGGTAGTGCGAAGAAGTGCCAACACCACTAAATGATGGGTTTTTAAATTCGTGTACAAGATCGTCCCCAACGACTGTCGCTGTGAACCCTAATAAAATAATTATCGAATAGTATATTAACCACTTCATTTTTTCTTTTTTTCATTCTCTCGCATCTGTAGAACAGTGTTTACCTTCTGTTGTAATCTTATCATATCGTTGTCCAACATTCTTATTTGGTCAATGAGTTTGATAATCGTCATGTGCATTTCTTTTATTGTTGGGTTAATGACTTTTGTTATTGTGACCCAAACAAAATAAACAAAATAACCTAATCCAACCATCGCAACAATGGGAAAACCAAAGTCGGATATTATTTGTATAACACTAAAGTCACCAGAAACGTCCATTAGTCTCGCCTAGCATCAATGGATCCATCTTCTACAAAATTTTCTGTCCTAGCTATTCTGTCCAAATCTGGTGTAAGCTCCAAAGCTGCGCTTACACTGGTGTCGAGTCTTATCATGTCGTTGTTGATTGTTTTGACTCTTGTAATCAGGCTTTGCGTAAAGCCTTTGAGCGTTTTGATTTGGTTCACCACACCATTCATAATTTGTTTCATTATGATAAATATAAAAGCGCCAGCGACCAAGGCTCCCGCTATAGGAGCGCCGACTTCGGCAATTAAAGTAAAAACATCTTTCATAAAAGACCTAGCGCGGTAAAGGTGTCCCAAAGAACATATACAAAACAAACCCAAAATCCTTTTTTATAGAAGTCGTGTTTGAGGTACAGCTCTTTTGGAATAATTCCTCTCTCCGCTAGGTCTTTCATATGGTCTGCTTATTTATCTTTTGCTTTCCAAATATTCAATGCACACATGTCGATGACTGAGTACACTTTTTTCATCCAACCCGTTTTTTGTGGTGTTGGAGTTACCATAGCAATTACACTGGCCGTTGTTACAACCGTCATTATAATCGCCATTATGTTTGCAAATGTTTGCATATTATTCCCCTGTTATTACTTTAAAGATTATGCCTGCCATACTCATAACAAGCGTAATCAAAGTTATCAAAATGAATTGTTCAAGTCTAGTAACTCTGTGTATAACTTCTAGCCAACGTTCAGCACAAACAGCTTCGTGTTTTTCTATCTTGGCGTTGACTTCAGCTACAGATAGTCTAGTCATCCGTTTCTTGAACCTCTTCCTTTTCTTGCAAAGAACCTACAAAAAGATTTTGAAACACGCTGAAAGATGCATTGATTTGATCTAATTCAAACTGGATACGAGATTGTTTATTGCGAAGGTCTAGCATCTGTTGATGCCAGTATCTTTGCTGGTCGTTTAACTCGTCATAGTTAACTTCACTATCGTCAATTGAGATAATGTTTTCTGCTGCTTCGCTCATATTTGTTCCTTATGAATTTGCTGCAATATATGCTTTACCAGTCGTAATCGCTGTGCTACAGGTTGTTTTCTTACTAGAAGAAGAACCTTTCACATTTGGCGTATTGTCGTCTGAATCAACAGGTGCATACTCTAAAATAGTTTCTAGATGGTCTACATTTTTCTGTACCACTTCATTTATTTCAGCTTGCGTCATACCTTCAACTTGAGCTACCGCAGAAGCGTCTGCTTTGATGTTGTCGATAAGAGTGCAACTATGAATCGCTGCATCTAAGACTTCTGTTACTGTCTGTGCCATTTTTTATTCCTCATTTAATTTAGATTTTAATTCCTCAACTTCTGCTGAGAGTTCTTGGATTGCTTTTACAAGACTTGGTACAAATTTAGAATAAGTCAATCCATACATCTCTCCATCTTCACTGAGAGTCGTTGTTAGGTTGGTCTTATCCTCTATTTTATAACCATATTCTTCTTCAAGCTTTTCAACATCTTGTGCCAAGAATCCTGTGTCCAACCAGTTTTGTTTATGCGTTCCATCAGGTGTAACACTTTGGTCATCACTGTACTTACTTCTTTTATCCCAACGATAAGTAACTGGTTCTAGTTTGTTAATAAAGCTTAGTCCTGTTTTGAGAGGCTCAACATCTGTTTTATCTCTTTTATCTGATGCAACTGTCCAATCAACTTGAATATTGGCTTCACTTATATTTTCATCGCCTACGAAAATAGTGTTACTTCCTGTTGATTGATTTCCACCCGGACTTCCTGTAATACCCGCATCGTGACCTATGAATATATTATTTGAACCAGTGGTTAAATTTCCACCAGCCGTATGACCAATGGCTGAGTTATTATCTCCTGTTGTAATCTTTCCAAGTGATGTTTTACCAACTGCTGCGTTGTAAGCCCCTGTAGTATTGGCATCCATAGATGTGTGACCAATCGCAGTGTTGTGGTTTCCTGTGGTTGTTTCTTCCATACACTGATAACCAACTGCGGTATTGTCTGAAACAGTACATTTCTGTAGTGCTTCTCGACCAATCGCAACGTTATCACTGCCCGTTTGGTTTGTTTCTAAAGCCAGTTGTCCTATTACTGTGTTATAAGAACCTGTGGTCGTTAACTGACATGCATCTTTACCAATAGCAGTGTTACCAGCGCCACTCGTGCATGCGCCTAATGCCTCATAACCAACCGCAGTTGTGCTTCCAACAGTACACTCATTTAAAGCGTTGTAACCAATGGCTACGTTTCCAGCAGTTGTTGTGCATGCGCCTAATGTACCAGAGCCTAGTGCTACATGTTCTGTGCCTGTGGTGAGTGATGTTCCAGCCGTATAACCTATGATTGTGTTATTGGAACCTGTGGTTTGGTTGTTAAGTGCGCCTTGACCCATAGCCACGTTGTAGTTACCAGTTGTGTTTGAATCCATACAATTCATTCCAACTGCCGTGTTGTCAGAGCCAGT